CAGTTGTTGTTTCAATCAATCAATATAATAACTATAACTTGTTTTTATAATAAAGTCAATAGTTATTTTTAAAAAATTAAGCACCTGTTTCATTTTGACGGTTGGCAAAGTCATATCCAATCGTGTACAGATCGTAGTCTTCAAACGTGTAGGCGCTCATTTAGATCGCCCCTTGAGAAGAGCATGAATCATTTTTGCTTCTTTGCCCTTGATGCGAGGGTCTTTTTTAATCGCCTTTTCAACAGCATCTTTATTGTATTTTGTCATTTCGCACCTCGGACCAGACGTTTAACATCAGACTCAGCATACTTACCAGTAGAAGTCCAAGTACGGAATGCGGTGCACTCAGTAATATTTGCTTCACAACTATCAGCAAGTGAGCAAGTATCGCAAGGCATTGCCATGTCGTTCAGCATCGTATCAGGCTGAAACTTCTGAACGGTTGCTTTGCGAAACTGAAACTCGGAATCATAACCAATCGAAAAATAATCACGAGACATCATATACTCCTTTTTTCATCTCATCATATACACAGTATATAACGTTTTAATAATAATGTCAACCCCTAAAATACATTATTTTAAAAAAAATTATATCTTGGATACTCATCTGAAACAAGGCGCTCAACGATTCCATTGATATGTTTACACTGGCTCCGAAAGCCAAATCCAGGGCAACTACATTCAAACCCATCATTGTGCATCTCTACATCGTAAGACTTACCCTTGCTGCCTTCAACTCCCCAGATATATCCGACAAAGATGTTATCTTTCGTGTTGATTTCTTTTGGCTTGAAAAACTGCTTACGATATTTCACGATCAACCTCAACGTTTTGAAGAATGAGTTTGCGCTCAACTTCACGGCGCTTCCGAGCATATTCTGCTTCTTTTGCCATAAAGCGAAGACGCAATTTACAGAGTTGCTCTTTCGTCATTTTATTTAATATACTCATTTTGAAGGGACAACTTTTACGGCATTCATAACCGCCGTATCAAACTTATCCATGGCTTGAACCATCGAGGTCAACTGGTCATGCAGATCATAAGAACCAGAGGTTGTCGTATCACGATCCAAAGCATTCAAGATATTGACCTTCTGGCGCAGTTGCTCCAGCATTCCAGCCATGTTACCCAACGTGTATTGCTTCATTTCATCGTTTGTCATATCAACCTCTCTTTGTTTTCTCATCATATTAAGAGTATATAACGTTTTAATAATAATGTCAACCCCTAAAATACATTATTTTGTTTTAATAATGTATGCAGGCTTAGACGGATCCATCTTGATATCGTCATTGGTGACCTCTACATCTTCTTTAACGAAGACTCCAATAGGAGAACCGTTGATGGAGGTTTCACCTTCACGCTTGATATCACCGATAGAATAAGAGCAGGTAAGGGTATCAGCACCAGAGTACTCATCTTCCTCTGCCCATTCTACAGTGTATCCGCTTTCAGTCATAGCGACAACAACACCTTCTGAGATAGGATGCATCGCACCCCAGTTCCCGATAACTTCTGTTCCAACTTCAATCATGCTTATCTCTCCTTGTTTTCTCATCATATTAAGAGTATATCTTGTTTTAATAATAATGTCAACCCCTAAAATCACTTTTTTTTAAAAATAAATTCAGTATGTTAACCATATCTTAAATGATATGCGCTATAATGGTACCATCGAAATATGATGGAGAATACCATGAAAATGACGAAAACAGGAATCCCTTACGCCAAATGCTTGGCATATGAGATTATTGCTAATCTTGTAAAAAAGAAAGAGACTGTTGAAGTGGTCAATCGACCAATACGAATCAATGTGAAGATTTAGTTCTTGGGAAACTGCTCTTGGAAGGGAAAATCATAGAGCATCAACTCAGTCTCAGTATCGTTGAATAGTTTACCATTCTTCTTTTGAGTCATGTTGCCCTTCTGTGGAATACCTTTCTGAGAGCGTTTCCGAGCCTGTTCGAGTTGCTTTTGCTTCTCGTCGGTATGAGGGAAACGGATAAGCAAGTCATCATTGCCATCGTGGACCCATAGTGTGATGTATTTGACACTATTAATTTTTGAGATAGAATGCGCCTTGTAGATGAATTCTTCTACAAACGATTCGTACCGTGCTCTGCCGATAAACTCTTTGTTGACCATAAATGTTGTATAGACAACAGAGAGAACAACAGCAACAACGGCATACTTAAAAAAGGTGTTTTTTACGATAAGAGGAATAAAGCATATAATACTCGCAAATATCCATAACATTAAAAGATTGGTGGATGTGAAGAGCATGTCCATTATCGTTGATCCATATATGGTAATGTTTTAAGTACAAAGTTACCGATAATCAATTCACTGCTCTCGTGAAAAACAATCCCTCCACCCTCAAGCACTTCAAATTCAAAAACATGTTTCTCTTGCTTGACTTCTTCGAGCGTGATTTCTTTTATTTTTAAAATCTTATATGGATTGACTTGAATCAATTCAATTTGAATATTTTCTCTTGGAGTGGCAAGCAAATAACTGCCTTTGTTATAGAAATGTGATGTGACAATAAATCTTCTTGGAGACTTGGAACGAATACTCAACACTTCTCTATTAACAGTAATGATCTCTTTTTTATTTGTCATCTCACTTATAAATTCATCGTTTCGTGTCCCAAGATCATCTCTATCAAGTGTCAACAACCCAACATCTTTTGACCGAAAACTAACGGTGATCCCTTTATCATCTTTAATCCAAAGGTCGATATCACTCTGACTATCATCATCCCATGACATAATGACAAGATACTCAGCCTTCGGGTCATGTACCTCTTTCTTTGCGACTGGATTGATTAAGATGAATGCAAGCACGAATAGAAATGTAAACCCCACAAGGAGGTTAAACAGCAAATCTACAAATCCAAATGTACTCTTGTAGCGAGTTGTATTCATGTCAAGTGTTTTCGTAAATAATCATTTGGACTTTAATGATAGTCGAACATACAAGCCCGACAAGTGTAGTGACAAGAGCGGTGCTCATACCAATTGCCATATCAGAAATTGCTTCTTGAATGTTTTGAATATCATTTACATCAAGACCAGTAAATGCTGTATTCAACATGATAAGGAAACCAGCAACTGTACCAATCATACCCAACGTAATCATTACTTCGCTACCAAACCACACATAGTTTGATAATCGCTCAATATGATCCCAGTTAGTACTTTGAAGACTAATGAATCCAATCGATAGAGAACAAAGAAAGAATAAACCAAGGATAACAAAACTGATCTTTGTCATATCAGCGTCATAAAGAAATCCCCACCACCCATGATGATCAATCATAAATGCTGAGAATACAATAATCGCTGTTTGAATCCACCACTTCAACGTTGCATTCATAGTTTAGGTTCCTTTGGTTCCACGTTACCTTCAAACATACCAGAACCAATAACACAAGAGATGCCTGAAATTGAAGTTTCGGTTATCGTAAATGTTTTAGTTTCTAAATTTCTGTTAATTGTAAATACAACTTGTGTATTATCGTTTTCAAAAATACCAACAAGCTCAATATCATCTTCACCTGCTTCTTTAATCTTTTGAAAAATATCTGGTTGTGTTCCACAAAGAACTGGCTTTTCTATTTGTCGAAAAGACTCCTGTGCGTTAATAGAACTTGCAAACAATAACGAAGATATAAAAAAGATCCATTTTAACATTTGTTTATCCAATACGACTTGTAAAAAATTCATCTTCTTTATATTTATAAGGGTCAGCGATAAACAATTGTGGCTCATCGTCTTGCACTGCAATCATAATTAATGACTGGTCTGGCTTCACGCCATACATCTCTTCAAACATAAACGCATATGCAGCGGTTTGTAGATAGTAGTCTTTGATCCACTCTCGCTTCTTTGGTCTCATTGATGTTTTAAAATCAACAACAGTCAACTTGCCCTTGATATCAGCAATACAATCAACTCGACCAGCAAGGCGATATACGTCGCTGTATAAAGCACATTCCTGCATATAGACTTTTGTGATTGCTTTATCGAGGATTGGTTGAAGTGTGCGGAACATATCAACAGCGTTCGGCATTGCTTTGCCGATATAATCTTCTTCGTTATTGAGATAGTTTTCACAGATGGTATGCATAGCAGTACCACGTGTAGATGCAAGGCGACTGATACGATTGGCTTCTTCGTTACCAACACGCTTTCGCCACTCCATCAACGACTTCTTTTTTTCTGGATTGTTACCGAGAACGGTAGTAATAGACTCGTAGAGGTCACCAGAGGGAGTTCTATATCGCCTTCCCTCTGGTGTTGTTGTAGCCTCTAAGTCAACAGGTGTGAATCTGTCATCATGTATAAATGCCTTCATTGAGTTTGGCAATAATATAATCCTTCACTAATTTTGATCTAACAATATCATCTTCACCGAAACTAACTGTCTTAAATCCATCGATGCTTCTCACCACCTTCATAAAATCAAGAATACCATTTCTGTCTCCTGATCGTTCCAAATCACTCTGTCGAAAATCACCTGAAAAGATAATACGACAATTATCACCAATACGTGTTACAATTGAATCTAATTCGTGAAAGGTAAGGTTCTGTGATTCGTCAACAAGTACAATACAGTCATTAAGAGTGATTCCACGTATAAAGGATGTGCTGATAAAGTCAACCATTCCTTTGCTTTTGAATAACTCATACGCATCGCCTCGCCCAAACAATTCTGTAAATATGCTAGTGTATGGTAGTTCATATGCTTTCTGTTTCTCTTTTTGATTGCCTGGAAGAAACCCCATGTCTCTTGTTGGCACAACCGATCTTACAATAACTAACTTTCGCTTTTCCGTTTGTTGATTGAGAATTTCATTCATCGCCAAATATGACGAGATAAATGTCTTACCAGTTCCAGCCAATCCTTGCAGTAGTAAATGATTGCCATTTTGATATTCTTTGAATGTACGCATTTGATTTTGCGTTTTAGGAATCACATTCCTTATATCCATATTGTAACTGGTATTACTTTCTTTTGACTTTCCCTTTGCTCTACGTTTTTGTTTTCTTGAAACTCTTTTGTTATTAAACTGAATTTCGTTTTCAAAAGCTAAGTTAGAATGGTTATACATTTGATACCCTTGTTTGTTAGAGTCCCATTATGTATTGTCTACTGCCCTTTTCTTCTTCCATTTTTCTACTGCCTGGCGAGTTTTGGCTTCTTTACTAGACTTATCACCATGAACACTGGCAAGCTCAGATGTGGGATGAGCTTCCGCAATGCGTGAAAGGTTTTCTTTCCAACCATTATCAGTACGAATACCGCCGTGACCAGCGATAATATTCATCTGAGTTGGTGGAAGTTGCCGATATTGTGGATTGTCAGAGAGGAATGCCTCACGTTCCGACATGGACATGAGTTCAGTAAATTCTTCACCAGTAGTATCATTTTTAAAACTATACGTAGGCATGCGCCCTCCTATTTTTATTTAGCATTCCACCAATCTGGAGCAGAACGACCCCTTTCCCACTTAGCGAACTCTGCTTTATCTGCTTTGTAAAACTCTTGATATGCCTTTACAGGGTCTTCGATTTCCATTAACTCAGGGTACGCTTTCATAGCCCTTGCATATGGAGTAGGTCCAACATTAGGAATGTTTACTGGAGTAGCACAGAGAATATGCTTGAGAATATCCCATGACCGATGAATCTTTTTAAAACGATATTCAAACTCTTCAGCCAACGCATGAAATAAACCATAGTGCCAGATATAATTACTTGCTGATTGCATAGTCCATACCGTGCATGGATGTGCTGCATGAACTGCTTTGTAAACAATATCATCATTCCGTTCTAAGAGATAGTGTTTTGTCATACGCTTACCAGACTTCGATGGAGCAAGATATTCTTTGCCATCAAGAATCCGATGGGCGGTTGATAACATTTGAGCAGATTCAACAATCATCTTGGGGACATGCTTATCACAATGCATCCGAGCAGCAGCCCAAGGGTTCTCATCTAACACGAAGATATTCACTTCTCAACTCCATTATAAAACTTCGTTCCACTATAAACTTCAATTTCACCATTTGGTTTAGTCACTAAACGAATGATGCCATCATCTTCTAACACCATAAGTGTCTGTTCGATTGCTCTTTGCAAAGCAAACTTGTAACCTGCATAAAAACACAATCCAACAAGAATTACAAGAAAAGCACCAATCATAATATCATTATACAAGTTATTTCTCCAAAAGTAAAGTATTTAAATCATTAAAATTTAACACTTCTACATTATCCGCTTCGGGTGTGTATATACCTTTTTTAATGATTTCATCTGGATAACAAAATCGAAACTTGACTTTTGAATTCTGTTCAATCATCCATCCAAGATACTTCATACGATTGCGAGTGTCATAGATATTCGCTCGTGTTTCTAATCCATAACATGCAGTGCCATCATATACGTTAGACGTTGCTACATCTTCCGATACAGCAAGGAAATCAAATCCAAAAATAAAGATGGTTGTGTAACCCTTCTTAATTGCTTCTTGAATAGCATTCATGCCAGCATTTGAACGTGGTCGAGCAGGACTCCAGCCAGGAGCTACTGATCGTTTCCAGTGTAGTTCAACTGGTTCCCACTTCTCATCTTCTGGTGGATTCAGAAATCTTTCTTTTGGAAAATCAGATTTTTCAATCTCAGCAATAATAGGATTATCAATCGCTACCAGATAATCTGGTAATACATAATCTTGTTTAGCGTAGTCTCGATATAGAGCATTACAACCAAAGACTTTGCCTTTGCCCTTGAGGTTCATTAAATCAAATGAACTACGAGACACTCCGTTGCCGATTATGTACGCCGTTTTCAATACGTTCTTCATTTTCTATCTCATCAATGCTATGTTTGTCTTTACGACGAGTGAACTTAACTTTCTTTGGTTTCTTATAAGATGGTTGATAATCATCATCCCATCCGCTCTTGTTGCGACGATACGTTTTACCCATTTGCCTTTTCTTTTGCTTCCCATGTTGATGCTAGTGCTGGCCATGCTTCTTCGAATAACTTACGAGTGATACCTTTGTATGGCATCTTCTTATCCTTAATAGCGATAACTAACTTTGCGTCATCGGGGTCAAGAGATTCGAGAAAGTTTACAAACTGAACTTCACGGTTCAATGTTGTCATGGTTGGATATGGACCATTTTCAAGAAAGATACCAAACTTACGCATGTTTGAATATAACGTGAAATGATAATCCATCTCTTTCGTTGCTGCCTTATATGGAGGTTCTCCAGGCGGCAATGCAAATTTAAGATTAGGGTTGAAGCAAAGGTCAACAATATTTTCTAAAACAATATTGTGACTGGCACGTAACGCTTCAATCTTTTCTTTTTTAGTCTTGAGCTTTGATACTCGGATGAGAATCTCAGCAACACCTTCTTTATAAGCCATTATGCTTCCAATTTATTTCTAATATCTGTTTCAATTTCATTCACTCGATGTTGAAGAACACTTACTGCGGTTCGAATATGACCCGTATCATGCTGTTCAAATCGACTTTCTAAAATAGCAATTTCACGTTCTAAAATTCGCATGTGAATTAAATCATCATAATTCATCAGAAATCTCCAATCACTTCCATCATGTTTTTCATTTTCTTCTCAATAAAATAGTTAAAGATTTTGCCTCTCTCATTCAATTTATAATTATCGAAGATTTCATTCGCTTCGTTTTGAATGTTTTCAGGAATGAAGTCGAGGTCAACTAACTGCTGATTGCGACGATAGTTACGTAGCATACGCTCATCACAATAATCTTCAGGTCTCATACCATTCCAAGCATCAATCTTTTTTGTAGCAAGAGGCTTCTGTCTCTTACCATTTACAAACACATCATCATCAGACAAGAAGTTAGGGACACCATCACCTCTGTCGCCTTTGAGAATATGTTCGTGAATATATCGTGCAGGGTTAGAACATGTGATAAACTTCTTCTGCATAGGGCTATACTGCTCTACGTTTGCATACTTCTGT